CAAGATTACCATATCAGATAATGGTCGTGGTATTCCTGTTGTAGATGTTCCAGAGTTGGGGAAAACCCAAGCAGAATTGGCATTCACGAATCTACGTGCTGGAGCCAATTTTGAAGATGATGGTCACGTTTCAATCGGGACGCACGGACTAGGTTCAACTCTAGTTAATATCTTATCTAAGAAATTTATCGCTCACACAGACGATGGCAAAAAGCATTTCAGACTCCATTGTTCTAATAATTTGAGTGAGATAGATACAGAGATTACGAAGTCGAAAGGTCCAATTGGTACCAACGTATCATTTTTCCCAGATTTTCAGAGACTCGGTATGAACAAAATTACTGAGGACCATAAAAATCTGATTGAAAAACGAGTACACGATTTGGCTGTATGCTTTCCTAAGATACGATTTAAATACAATGGTCGTGTTGTTCAAGCATCCACGTTTAAGCAATATCTAAAGAAAATAGGCGATAACTATGAAATTATTGAAACACCTAAATTCAAGGTGGCAGTTATTCCATCCGAGACTTACGAGCATATATCATTCATTAATGGTATTGACACTTTCGGAGGTGGAGTACATTGTGATATTGTCTCTGGTGATATTTCTTGGACACTGAAAGAGGCTATTAAAAAGAAACATCGCCTCACAGTACGTCCATCAGACATTAAAAATCACCTCACATTCGTGACTATCACGAATTCAGTGGGCGACCCAAAATTTGATTCTCAAACGAAGGAACGCCTCACCAACAATGCAAACGATATCAAACCAATCTTTGACGGGCTCCTTGATGAGAAATTCATTGCTAGAATTCTAAGGAATGATGAGATAATACAACCTATTATCGAAACGCTCCTTCTGAAAAAGCAGTTGGCAGAGGCACGAGCCTTACGAAAAGCCAACAAGGGTATGAAGAAGAAAAAGGTTGCTACCCATATCTCTGCATCTTCCAAGAATCCTGATGATAAGATTTTGTTTATCACAGAAGGCCAATCAGCAATATCCAATCTAATCAATGTACGTAAAACAGACATCCACGGTGGATTCCCATTGCGTGGTAAAGTGCGTAATGTAAGAGAACTAAAACCCACCGAGGTTATGAAGAACAAAGAATTATCTGAATTGATGTCCATTATAGGATTGGAACTGGGTGAGCCAGCAGTTGATTTGAACTATGGTCAAATAGGAATACTTGCAGATGCCGACTATGATGGATTCTCTATCGCCGCTCTGCTGGTCAACTTCTTTTCTAACTGGAAAGAGTTGTTCGAGGATGGCCGAGTGCTACTGATTAAGTCTCCAATCGTTATCGCCAAGAAGGGGAAGGCAGTCAAGCGATACTATGACCTGAAAGATTTCGAGGAGGCAAGACTTGACACGGACTGGAAAATAGAGTATAATAAGGGGTTAGGTAGTTTATCAGTAGATGAATATGACTTGATGATAAACGACCCAGTGACGGAGGTCATTGACTACGACAGTGGAGCGGGTTCTTCACTCGAAACAGCGTTTGGGAAAAACTCAATCCCACGTAAACAATGGTTAATGCAATGAATGTAACTGAACTGATAGACGGACAATATAAAGATTATAGTAAGTACGTTCTGTATTCACGGGCAATTCCTCATATGATTGATGGTCTCAAGCCATCACAGAGGAAGATTCTGTATACAGCATTGAAAACGGCCAAATCGAATCGTATCAAGACCGCCTCATTAAGTGGTAACACAATCTCAAGTGCTAATTATCATCACGGTGATGCCTCTCTGAATGAAGCAATCACGAAAATGGTCCAGTCTCACTCGAATAATATACCATTATTGAGGGGTGAGGGGAGTTTCGGGTCGAGACTGGTACCAGATGCCGCGGCACCACGATACACGTATGTCCAAATGAGTGATAATTTTGAGACATATTTTGCTGATACAATGGTGGCTGATAAGAGCATCGACCCGGAAGACCCAGAACCAGCATTCTATCTGCCTATCATTCCGTGGGTGCTAGTGAATGGAATCAAAGGAATCGCTGTCGGATTTGCTACAGAGATACAGCCTCGCAATCCGAAAGAGGTTGCGAAGTTATGTCAAGCATATTTGAGAGGCAAGAATATTGATAAGGAGAAACTCCTTCCATACTTCCCAGACTTTTCTGGAAAGGTTTATGAAGAACTAGATTCTGTTTATTGTGAGGGCAACTTCACACTAACGGGGCAAACTAAGTTAGAGATTACAGAGGTTCCAGTTGGATTCAATAGAGAAACCTATGTTCAAATCCTCGATAAACTAGAGGACACTGGAAAGATTGTATCGTATACAGATAAATGTGATAAAACGGGATTCAATTTCGATGTGACACTCAAGCGTGGTAAGAAAATGAAAGACCACCAGATTGTCACCCTATTCAAACTAAAGAAAAAGATTAACGAGAATATTACGGTCATCGACCACGAAGGAAAGTTGAAAGTATATGACTCACCTATTGGAATCATCAAAGACTTCTGCGACTATCGAATCGGCAAATACGAAGAAAGATACGAATATCTCATCGAAGAAGGCACCTCCAGGCTTGGAACGATTCAAGCAAAGGTACGGTTCATCGAAATGGTTATCTTCGGAAAACTCGAATTCAAAAACAAGAATCGAGAAACCATCAAAAAAGAGTTGACAAAGACCTTTAAACCTGATATAATAGATATATTAATCAAAATGCCAATTTATTCCCTCTGCCAGGATGAGATGTCTAAACTGATAGATGAGGGCACGGCATTAAATAAGCAGATTGAAGAGTGGAGAATTATCGATACGACCAAACAATTTATTAACGAACTGAAGGTAGTCTAAAATGGAATTCGTGAATGAGATTAATGAGAAAGAGAATCCGCCAGAGAAAAAGGTAGAGAATTCTTTAGAGATTGGTCACATAAAATATAAGAATGATGGGCATATGTTTGAAATCAAAGATGTTAAAGTCAAAGATTTTGATTCTTTACGTGACTTCATATATGAATTAATGGATGAGTGGGAGAGGACACAAAAATGATACTAGTAGACTTTAATCAAGTAATGATTGGGTCCTTGATGATGAACGCCAAGACACAGGCAGACGTATCAGAGGACTTGTTAAGACATATGATATTGAATACACTTCGGAATTATAGGAAGCAATTCAATAAGACTTATGGTGAATTAGTAATATGCAACGACAGTAGACACTACTGGCGAAAGGACGTATTTCCTCTATACAAAGCAGGTCGTAAAGCGGGACGAGAGAAGTCTCCTTTTGATTGGGAAGTTATCTTTAAAATCTTTGATACACTACGGTCAGACCTACAAGAGTTCTTTCCCTACAAATACATTGAAGTTATGGGTGCTGAGGCAGATGATGTCATTGGTGTGATATGTAAGTACCATCACGCCGAAGAGAAAATTCTTATTCTCTCATCCGATAAAGACTTTATTCAGTTACACAAATACAAAGGAGTTCAGCAATATTCTCCTATGCAAAAGAAGTTTGTGAGGCACCCATCTCCGATAGCATATCTTAAAGAACATACTATACGTGGTGATAGGGGTGATGGAATACCAAACTTCTTATCGCAAGATGATTGTCTTGTAGAGGGAGTTCGACAAACTCCAGTTGCGAAGAAAAAACTCGAAGTGTGGCTTACACAAAAACCCGAAGAAATTTGTACAACAGATGAAATGATGTTGAGATGGCAGAGAAATGATAAACTGGTCAACCTCGAGAAAATTCCACAATTACTGATAGATGATATACTACGAGCGTTCAGTAAAGAACCGAAAGGCTCTAGGAAAAAGTTGTATGACTATTTCATTATGAATAGGCTATCAAGATTAACCGATGTTATTACAGATTTCTAATGGAAGGTGAATCTATGAAAGTCGATATAGGGTATGATGCAAGTGATAAGATTCTAGTAGAAGCATTAAAAGAACAATATAGTGATATTAGTAGGATGTTAGAACAACGAGGTGTTGGTACATCAAAAGATAATTATGGTATGTTCCATCACAATAAGAAAAAAGATATTGTTGCAATGAAAAAACTACTGAAATCATTTGAAGAGGTTTTAAGATACAATATGCTGGAAGAAGATTTAGATTTGTTTTTGAGCAAACTGGGAGGAAAATAATGATGGAATACGAGAAGTTTGTCGTATACGGCAAGCCTGGATGCCACTTTTGTAGAGAAGCGAAGAAACTCTTGGAAAGTAAGGGTTTAGACTATGAATACAAAGAGATAGGAGTTCAAATATCTCTTGGAGAGTTTTTCCACGAAATAGGTGAGGAAGTTCGTACTGTACCGCAAATAATGGTTGACAAACACCTCATAGGAGACTATAATAGTCTAGTAAGATACTTAAAGACATAATATTGGAGATGTATATATGATGCCAGCAACTAAAGAAGATATGGTCAAATTAAGAGATGGTGTGCCATTTGACTCATATGGCGAGAAAGTAATACCAGAGCAAGTTCACGAGATTTTAACGAGACTTGAAAGTGATAATTCACGATTGTTTAAAGAGACTGTCCTCACGATTAATGAGGAACATAAGCAACTGAAACGAGTTCTGAAGGCCGCATTAGACCCTTATACCCAGTATTATCAGAGAAAGATTCCTGAATTCGAGAGGTCTTGTGAAATGACTACCAAGACGCTTGATTGGGCATTAGACCAGTTAGTACCATTGACTAAACGAGAGTACACTGGTAATGCGGCCATAGAGCATCTCCAGAAGATTCTAGTATCATTAACAGATGAAAACGCTGAGGTGATAAAGCGTGTGATAACGAAGGATTTGAAGTGTGGCGTGAGTATCAAAACGGTGAACAAGGTATTTGGTAAGGATTTCATCGAAACCTATCCTTGTATGTTAGCGAGTGCTTTCAACCAAAAAAGTTTCGAGGCCATCAAATATCCCGCTCTCCTTCAGACGAAAATGGATGGTATGAGAGCAAATATTATCATCGATAAAGAGGGTAATGTAGATGTACGTTCTCGAAATGGCAAGCAGATTATGTTAGATGGACATTTTGATAACTTTGTGAAAACAGTATTCTACAAGTCTGCAACATTGGACAACTTAAATCATTTTCACGGTGCTGTCCTTGACGGTGAACTACTGGTCCTGGATGAGAAGGAAGAGAAAGTTCTTGACAGAAAAACTGGTAATGGAATCCTAAATAAAGCAGTAAAGGGTACTATAACACCAGAGGAAACTAAACGAGTTAGATTAATGTGTTGGGATATGATTCCGTTAGAACATTTCAAAAAAGGATTCTCTGCAATACCCTACTTTGACCGATTAGATGTATTACAAGAACGTATGGATGCAGTGTATAATGTACAAGAAAAACAACTGATAATGGTTCTTAAAACTGCAATGGTAGCCTCTTATGAGGATGCCGAAGTGATATTCAATGAAGCATTAGCAGATGGCGAAGAGGGAGTTATCGTAAAGAATGGTGATTCTCCTTGGGAAAATAAGCGTTCTAAATATCAAGTGAAGATGAAAGCAGAATTAGAGGCAGACCTCTTAGTGGAAGCAGTAAATTATGGCACTGGTAAATACGAGCATCTGGTAGGTTCCCTATCGTGTGTATCGAAAGATGGAAGCCTCACAGTGAATGTTGGCTCTGGACTTACAGACGAAGATAGAAAGAAACCGTTTAAAGATTACGTTGGCAAGATAGTTTCAGTTAAGTACAATGAAAAAATTAAAGATAAGAACTCCGACAGTTGGTCGTTGTTTTTACCAATCTTTCAAGAACTAAGGTTGGATAAATCGGAAGCAGATAACATATGATACCTCCAAGAATTCTTAAAGAATTACAGGCTCCAAGTGACCCTCATAATAGACAATACAAATTAATGGTAAGAGATGTCGGTGAATATGAGGAAGATTCATTATTGAAATTGTGGTTTACAATATTTAAACATCGTCTAAATCACCTAATTAAGGGTGAGGGTTGGCGAGATTAAGGAAGGATGTAGATGGAAGTAGTTGTTCGTCACGGTAACGTGACAAAGGCTTTTAGAGTTCTAAAGAAAAAACTTCAAAAGGATGGATTATTTAGAGAACTCCGCTTACGTAAATTTTATGAGAAGCCTTCAGAGAAGCGGGCAAGAAAGAAAAAGGAAGGCATTAGACGGGTTGCAAAAGAGCAACGACTTAAACTTAAACGAGAGGAATGACCTATGCAGATAACTGCGAACCGAGACATTTATAATGTCAAAAACGTAGCAACGAGAAAAGTTGTGGCTGTTGATTTTGATAACAAGATGGACGCTAAAGATAAGCGTAATGAGTTATCAGCAAAGATTTGGGACAAGTGGAAGAAGAAGAAAAAGGACAATCCTGACCTTGCTAAACCCTTCCCTTATATTGTAGTTAAAGGGAAAGAGCATCCAAAATATCGAGTAGATGTTACTGTCTAATGGCTAAACAGAAGAAAGGCCTAAATCCTTGGACTCTAAAGACGTATGATGTTAAACATTGTCCGACTTGCAAAGAAGAGGCTGCCGATTGGTCGGCAGTAGGCAAATCAGTAATGAATATAAGTAGTGATGAAGCAAAACAACTCTCGGAAGAGCGTTTGGCAATTTGTAAGAAATGTCCTCATTCACGGGACTTGTTCTCACGAGGTTGGATTAATTACTGTGATATTTGCGGATGTATGCTCAAAGCCAAAACGAGATTAGCATCAAGCAAATGTCCTGACGGAAGGTGGTAAATGGATTATGAATCAGTAGGAGTTAATCTCCACGAACAAGACTTGTTTAACGTAAAATTGGCTATGAGAATGCCCTGGCTGGGAGGACACTCTGGAGCATTTGATGTTGGTTCAGACTACCTTGTATCAGGTTGTGATGGAATAGGAACAAAGATTAAGTTATATCAAGATAATTCAGATGTTGAGGGAGTAAGCATCAAGAACCTAGGGCAAGACCTAGTAGCAATGGTGTTTAATGATATAGTTTGTAGCGGAGCAACGCCTCTGTTTATGAATGATTATCTAGCAGTACCTAAGATTGATGATATATATCTAGAATTGATAGATGGCATTCGTGATGCACTAAAAGGATTAGAAGGGAGTCCACCATTAATCAGTGGTGAGACTGCTATACATCCTGACATAAAAACTTTCGATATTGCAGGGTTTGGTGTCGGTGCTTGTCCCAAAGCGAACTATATAGATGGAAAAGAGATTGTTGCTGGAAATGTAATGCTTGGCTTAAGGTCTAGTGGGTTTCACGCTAATGGATATACGTTGATTAGAAAAGTTTGGCAAGACAGACGTTATCTGTATACTGACTCACACCCAGATATGCTCAAGCGATTATTAACGCCAACACGAATCTATGTTAATACAGTGTTGTCCATATTACGAGAATTCGCACCGTATGTTAAAGGTATTTGTCATATCACTGGTGGTGGCCGTGATAATCTTCTTAGGCTTTTAGGAGAAGATTTAAATTTACGCCCGAACTGGAACAATAATTGGACTAAACCAGAAGAGTTTAAGTTCATTCAAGAGAAGGGTGAGATATCGGACGAAGAAATGGTCCGAGTCTTTAATGATGGAATCGGGATGATAATGGTGGTCGACCCCGAAAAAGTTGCTGATATCGTTAATAGACTAGAGAAACTTGGAGAGGATGTTATTGTTTGTGGAACTATTATGAAACGACTAAAGCAAACCAGAAATGAGACCACGGGCCGAATAGACTCGGAGGAGGTATTGTCTTGAGCAAGAAGCAGTTGATTTTCGTGGATATCGATGGTACGATATGCACACAATCTGATGACCACGCCTATCTCGAAGCAAAACCATATCCAGATAGAATCAAAGAGATAAACAAATTATATGATGAGGGACACATCATCACATACTGGACAGGTCGAGGTGGTTCGTCAGGAATGGATTGGAGAAGCAATACATTAATGCAACTCGAAGATTGGGGTGCTAAATTTCACGATTTGATTGTGGGAGAAAAGCCTCATTTTGATTTGTATATTTGTGACAAGAG